ACAATTTTTTGATTGAGGAATATCTGCAAAATCTACAAAAAATAATCTTCCATCATATTCTTCAAAATAACAATCAGGATTTTCATCATTGCGATATGGTGCCACATAAGTAGCACCATTTTTATCTACAATGATTTCTTTTTTTATGAAAATATTAAAAATATCTTCTTGGCTTACCTCATTTAAAATTTCTTCTGGACTTAATGATCTTATTTCATTATATCCATACATATTAAACTATTTTACCAAGTTGCACCTGTACTTGCAGTAGCAGTACTATTCATTGAAGATGCACCTGTCAAGTTTACTTGATTTGCAAATGCACTTTCTAAGAACCACTCTCCTCTTTTAAATGGATGTATTGTTCCATCCTCTTTTACATACTTCAAACTAGTTGCTGTTTTTTCTTCTTTAAATCCTTCTCCTTGAGAAGCAATTAGGAATGAACCTTGTTTAACATTTTTAGGAAGTTCTAAATATGTTTTATCATTGTCTCCAGTTGGAGCCCATTGATATTGTAGAAATACATCTACTGGTTTCTTTTGCCAATTAGGTGTAGATTGAACTAATCTAGTTACTATATTAGCATAATCTTTAAATGTTGGAATTGGAGTAGCTAATGCTGCTTTTAAATCCTCTCTAGGAATAAAGCAAGCTACCACATCTGCAATAACAGCATTAAATTGATCTACAGCCTTTTTAAATTCTTCTTTATATTCAGCTGAGTTTACATCTGTAAGTTCTGCACCTCCTTCTTTAGCAAATACTTTAGTAATTGGAAAGAATCTATGTCTATATTCTCTTTCTCCTACTTGTACTGTTAAGTCAATAGCATCACCTGCTGCACCATCTTTTCCAGCATTTGAATTAAATTCAAATTTTGTAATAAAAGCTCCTGTGTTTAAGCCAAATTTTCCACCTTGTTTACCTGGAGTTAACTCTCCAGAATCTTGATATCCGTACATATTATATAAAATTGTTTGTTTTTAGTTATTACCAACCTGCTGCTGGCTCCTGTGTTGTTACTGGTGTTACTACTTCTTGTTGTGTATTTTCTTGTAATACATTTACATCTTCACCTACTACTACATCACTACCTTCATTAGTAACTTCAACTGATTCTTCAGGATCAGTATCATCAACTAATTGGTATTTAGGTGCATGAAACTTTCTAATTTGTAGTCCAGCATCTCTTAATACCTGTGCCATTTGAGCTTCAGGTAATCCATAATGTTCTGCTAAAGCTTTTCTTTTCCACCCGTCTTGAACCTGTTGAGCCAAAATTGATTTTTTAATTTCTACTGCCATCTTATTCTGCGTTATTATATTCTTCTATTTTTTGTAAAACATATCCCATATCATTAGGAATTAACTTATCTGGGAACATACCTCTTGGAGATTTAGCCATAACATAAACTCCTCTATCATCAATATGTTGATTAGTTACAAATGAATATGTAGAACCTTGCATAGTAGTTTTTACATTTGTATATAATACAATAGTAAATAAACCTGCTAGATTTACCTTATCTGACAACATTTTTCCCAATGTCTTTATATCTGTTTTACCTTCATTTTCCTCACTGTGTGTCAGCAAGATAAAGTTTTTATCTTTAGGTAAATGTAATCCTGTATTAATAACATCATACATATTTTTAGCCATTTTGTTAAATTTGTCATATCCAGTCTTTAAGGCATTAGCCATAAATTCTTCTGACATAACATACTGACCATCATCTAATACAACATTCTTAATATCAGGTCTATTTTGACCTATATAAGACATAACTTTAATTATTTCCTGTGCATCTGTTGATGCAAAGTAATTTCCTTCAGTAGGAGCTACACCTGGTTTAATAGGTACATACTTATTCTTCCAACCTTTCATAGGAAGTGGTTTATCTTTTATATTAATAATAAAAGTTTCTTGTGGATTTAATCCAACAATACCTGCTTCTTCAAAAGGCATAATAGAACTAGTCTTACCTGTACCTGTGTCTCCTACAACTGCAATTGCATTCGCCATTAATTTTCTCTGTTTAGTTGATTGATATATTCATACACCCTTCTCATTCCATCCATATCATCAGACTTAGGTAATTCCTTAAAGAAATCTACTGCTCCATTAAAGAATAAAGGAAGTTTCTTATTTGAAACTCCATCTCTATCTTTTAGTAAATTAACACTTCTATACCTATCTTTAAATCTAGATATGTCATATCCATTATGTTCTCTAATGCTATACCTATTAGGATCAAACAATCCTATAATAACATTAGCATCTCTTGCTGTAGTTTTATTATCTCCCAATCCATCTAAACTAGGTTCTAGTTTTTGTTCAATAGTATCACCTTTGTAATTAGTTTCAACCCTTTCTTTATCTGCTGCTTGTTGTTGTACACCAACAGGTATAAAGTTGAATTTGTCCCTAATATGTAAACAATATTCAGAAGACCACTTAGATATAGTTTGCCATTGAGTCAATCCTGACTCATTCTCAAATAAACCATAATGGTCAGTCATTACAATAACATAGTGTTTTGGATTGTGAAGTTTATAATAAGATACTTTTTTATAAGCATCGTTAAACCCTCTTCTTACATCTTCTACATCTTGTGGGCTTAAAGGTTTATTATCCTTATCATAATAAGTACCTACAGTCAAAGCATAATCCCTAACATATTTATATATGCCAGTAGGATTTCTAATATTACTTATTATCTTTACATGCTGTAAGTAATTAGTAATAAATTCTTCTGCTTCTTTTATCTTCTCAAGAATATCTGGAGATATGGTGTTGTATCTACCTCTTGATTGAAGTTGTTTAATGGATATGGATAAACCATATTTAGAGAATAAATATTTCGATATTTCAGAGAGAATAATCTTTCTTTCACTTTCTTCTAGGGAAAAGTATAACACATCTACTTCAATTTCTGGATCAGGATTTTCCTGAAGAAATAAGTAAGGATTATGTATAAATAAATACCTAGCTAGTTTTGATTTTCCTACTCCTGTGCTTGCAGTTATTAGATAATAAGTACCTTGTTCAATACCAGGTAAATATTTTTCTAGCCTATTTAATCCTATAAAAGGAATACAGTTGTAATAACCATTATCATGATTCTGTTTATTTTGAATTATTTCACTGTAAATATCTTTAAAATTCATACTCTACTATTGTTTAATTATGTTTCTAATAGTATTCTGAATTCTAGATAACATCTTCTAGATCTGCTCTTTTTACTTCTTGTGCTCTTGAAAGACCATCTACATAGTCTTTTAGCATTGAAGTACCATCTTGCTCATATATAAACTTATGAGACTTTTTACAATAAATTGGTTCTGATACACTTTTTAAATAATTCTCAGTTGCCTGAAAGACTTCATCTTTCCTTACTGATGGATTATTTACAAAGAATTTTTTCATCCTTCTTAAGACATCAGCTTTAACTCCTCTTCTTTCTGGATTTTTTGCTTTAAATAAATCCATCCAATCAGATACCCATTCAAAACCTATTTCCTGTTCTTCAAATAAACTTAAATTCCATTTAATAGTATCATCAGAATAATCTTTAGTTACAATACTTGTACTTAAAACTCTTCTTTCTAATTCATCTGGAATAAAGCTAGGTGTAACTCCATAATACAAGCATAATAAATAAGTTACACCATCATGTACAGGTATATTCTTACTTATAAATATTTGTCTAATTTCTGGATTTATGTCTAATATTAATTTCTTTTTACTCATAATTCTTACTGCTTATATATTCAACATTTTTAATATCAAAGTCTTGTAAAACTTTTTTTAACCAATCTTCATCAACAGTATTCCTTACTACTAAAATATAAATTGTAGCCACATATCCTTCTTGAAGAACTAAAGATCTTGCTATTTTTTGTGTAGAATCACCTTTTCCATTAGAGTTTATTTGAGTAATAACAAAGTTATTTACTCCTCTATAAGTATAACCAACTCCTCCTGCATTTACACAAGCTAGTTTGTCTATTTTACCTTCTAGAAATTTCTTAAGTAGTATATCATCAGTCTTACTGTGGTATGTGTGTTTACATAAACTTTCAGCTTGAGCTATACTACCTGTAAATATTAATGTTCTACCTTCTAATTTTGAAATTAGTTTTTTAGCAAATTCGTGTTTTGATTTTAGGTTATATAGAAACCTCATTCTATTTAGATAAAAGAATTTGGGAACAGGTTGTCCTGAGAACAACTTGATATTAATAAGTTTAGTAAGGTATTCATACCTAGCCTTTTCAGTCTGCATAAAAGGTTTGGCTTTACTTCCTCCTACTATATACTTATCTCTAGCATCTAAATCAATTTCTATAATTTTAATTTTATAAGGAGCTATGAGATTATTCTCTACAGCTTCATCAATAGACATTTCTGCAAGAGATTTAAGTTCTAGTTTATTATAGAGGTCAAGCTTATCCTTATGTTTCGGAAGAGTACCTGTCATACCTAAAATAGTGTTGTATTTAACTCTACCATCTAGTAAAGATTTACAATTATTTATAGTAAGATCTTGTATCTCATCTAGTATTATCTTATCATAGTTACCAGTATGATTAGCTAAAGATGCATAACATATAATATCTGTTTTCTTTAAATAACTTAGAGCTTTCCATTGCTTAAATTCTGCTGGAATATCCTCATCTCTTAGTTTAGTATTAGGTGTAATCCATAATACTTTTTTAGGTTTTTCTCTCTTAATGATTTCAATTCCTAATTTAGTTTTTCCAATTCTAGGACTAAGTTGTAATAATCCATGAGCAGGATTTGAAATGTTATCTAGAATTTCCTGTTGCACAAGATCTCTAGACATTTGTTTTCTTTAATTTTAATTACTTAAATAATCCATTAATAGTAATCTTAACATTTCCTTCTTCTATTTCAGGAAATAAACTTGGTTGTAGTTTCTTAGCTAAATCCCAGTTTTTACAATATACAGCATTCCAAAAATCTGACCCTTCTGTAGTACCACCCCAAATTAATGCATTATTTACATCTGCTGACATATTAGTTAATATAGATGGATTATGAGTTTGTTCTTTTACTCTCTGATATACTAATGGATATTCTTCCTTTAATTGATTTAAATACATTTTTAATGAATTTTACTTTCTATAAATACTCTAAATATTTTAATGTATATCTGAATATTTTTCTCCAAAATCTACACTTACTCCTAGTGGAACATTTAACTTTACAATATTGTTTACTTTTTCTATAGAGTCTAGAAGCTTCTTTCTAACTATTTCTTGTTCAGTTTCTTTTAGATGGAATGCTATCTCATCATGATACTGAAACATAATTTTAATTCCACTTAATCTAACTTCTCTTACCCATAGATCAAAACAATATAC